TAACTGGTTTAGATTCTTGTTTGGGAGCTACGCTTGCCACAACTTTTCCGTCTGGTCCGAATCTAGTTTCTCCTTGTTTCAAGGTGAAGCTATCGCCCTGTATAGGCTTAACACCTAGGGCTCTATTAGTTATATTAGATAGTGATTCTATCCCGTTAGGCTGTCTTGCAATCTGCCTAGCTTGCTGTACCTCTAAAAGCTCAGACTCATCAAGCTGCCCATTCCTGACTAACTCAGATACAACTTGCTCTTGTCTAGCCAACTCATTATCGATCATGTTTAGATCGTTACTCGCTAAAGCATTAGATAAGCTTTTGGCATTACCAAGATCGAATTGCTGTATCTGTTGTTGAGTTTGTAACTGCTGAGTCAATCCGCTTGCTGCAAATTCAGCTTGTTGCAAGTTAGCAGGTTGTTGAGCTTGTGCTAATTCAGTCTGTAACTGTAATAACTGATTTTGAAAAGGCGCTTGCTCTCTGCGCTGATTAAGTAAATCAACTTGCTGTAGGTTTTGTACGTTTTGCGCTACCCTTTGGCCTATATTTAAAGGCTTTCCGGCTAAAGCTATTCTTGAATCTATCGCCATTACACGCTACCTCCTGCCATGTTAAACCCTAAATTTGAAGTGTCAGGTGGTGTGGTGTTATTAGTTCCGAATAGATTAGTAACATAATCTTGTACATCTTGATTGCCAGCTAATTTAGAGCCAATATCAAAAATATTACCTCTTCGTGCTGATGCTGCGTTCTCGCCTGCGATAGTTCCTGCTGCTTGTGTTGATCCACCACCAGTTATCAAGTCGGATATTTGTTGTGATGCGGTTTGTTCGACACCTACTTGCTGACCTGCAGTATTCTGCCCTATATTTAATAGGTTTAGGATATCTTGTCGTTGCCTGTCAATTAGTGGTTGTGCTGCTAATGTTGCGTTATTTTGTAACTGCATCAACGTATCGCCAGCCGTTAATCTTCCTCTGGCTGCTGCGCTTTTATTTGTTTGTGTGTTTAGGTTGTCAAGACCTAGCTGAAACAAAGGGTTGTTTTGTGCGAATTGCGCCTGTGCGTTTGGATCGCCTAAAAAGCCAGCTAAATCTAAACCCTGCTGACCAACCTCCGCAAACGGAGTTAAAAAATCTTGTGATGCTTGAGCGCCTAAATCAACCCTATTTTGTGCGTCTTGAATAGCTGCCAATTGTTGCTTTGTTGCTCGCCTTGATGCTCGCTCGCCTTGATTACCGCCACCAGCAACAAGTCCGCCAATAGCTGCGCCTATAGCGCCGCCAACTGGACCACCTAAAGCTGCACCTGCTATTGGTGCTGCAATACCAGCTAAATTTTTTAAAAAACTCATAAATAAAAACCTTTTTAGTTGTTATCTGCCATGAGTCCATAAAGGTTATTCAAGCAAATATATTATATCATTAATTTATAACATGTTAAATCAAGTCTCTGTTTCTCGGCCAGATAGTGTAAAGTAAATACTATCTGGAGCGCTTGACTCTACATAAAGCTTGCCGCCGGGCGGGATAACTTGCCCGTCAATTCCTGCCCCTAAATCTATTTCGCCCCACACTACAATCCTGTACTTTATTTGCGGGTTATCTATACCCTCATCCTTTGGTACGATGTAAGCCCTGTAATACCTGTTTACAGTGCTAGTGTTTGTTGCTGTGAATGCGGTTATGATTGTGCCTCCGCCTCTTTCGGGCGATTGGTAAATCTCCTCTGGCTCATCAGCTATTGTATTTGCCGTCTTGCTAATTATCTGTTTTGAAGTTGCCATTACCTTTGCTCCACAATGTAATAACTATCTATCTCGGCTGTCACGTTGGACGTTGATGTGTTGTTAGCCACTTCTAAATAGATGTAATCATTCTGGTCTAGCGCTGTATTGATGTTTATCTCAAAAAAAGCCACATCTCGACCACCTACAAAACTATTTACTTGTCGCTGCTGAGTGAGTATCACGTTAGCTGTTGATGTTGAATTGTCGAAATTCATTACCCGTAAAGCTAAAACATCATTCGCTGTTGAGTCTATAACAAACGATGCTATTATTTTGTACTCTCTGGGCGTGTTGCCTAAATGCCTTAATTGTCCGGCGCTAGGGCTATCAAAGTGCTGTAATCCCTGCGTAGACCAACTGCCAGCGAGAAGTGCTACAAATGTACTGGCGGCGCTTATGGTTGTGGTTGTTTCGGTTGACACGCCTATCGAGCCACCTTCAAAAGTATTCGGCATCCCGTTGTTATTTGACCATTTTGATGATAAATCACCAGCAGTCATATTAGGCGTTAAGTTCGTATCTGTAGCATCAAACACGCCACTCCGGGTTATAATAACACCATTAATTTCAACGGTTGACGGATTTACGAACTGAGATGTATTAAAGTCAAAAAATGAAGCGCTTGCTGGTAAGTCTATGTTCATGTTAGACCTAAACCTAGATGCCATAGAAAACCCAGATCCAGCTTTAAATAGCGAGTAAGCTCCATCGTCCAAGCTTCTTACTATAGATGTATCAATGAAAAAACCACCGAGCCATGCACCAGACAAAGTTAACTCAGGTTTACCGCCAAACCTCCCAGTGCCAACCTCTAGGCCTTGCCTATATCCATTAATTTCGCCTAATGAAGTGCAATCGTTATAGTTAATACGGGCAAATTCAAAAGCATCGAACCCTGTGGCTGATGTTAGGTCGTAAACTACAGAGCCCACCCCTGTTACTTCGATAGCGTAGTCTTTGCCGATTAAGTTACCCGAGCCACCAGAAGGAGACGTGAACATTGCATAATTAGGACTGCTAGAGGTTAATTTAGATAGATCGAAACTATACCCGGTTATAGTTAATCCTGTAGCTGGGATTTCTATTGATTGGCTCCCCATATCAATAATGCCGTCAATAAAATACTGCTTAGAACTATCAAGTGTGCCAGCTAAATCAGATGCAGCTTTTACTATCACTATATTATCTAAGTATTGCTCGTAAAGCTCAGCAAAATTAGATTTCACCTTCGTGAATGCATCGAAATAAGTATCGCCCTGCTTGGCGTTTGCTGCGCCTATATTTATAATTTCTTGAGCCATTTAAACCTCTGTTTTATCTGTTGTTTGCTCAGCGCTATCAATTGTAAACCCTGTTGTGTCGATGGTTACAGGTATTCCGCTGCCTATTTGCTGCCTAATATCGAATAGCTTGGATAGTGTATGACCTATCGGCTCATTACTATTTGCCGTTGCAAAGTAATCCTCTCCTGCTCCCGTTCTTTTCCATAACTGAAAAACAATAAAGCGTAATTCTTTTAGAAAGTTAAACAAGCCGCTTTCTTTTATGTCTGGAAGCAACGCCTGTTCTGGCGGGTTTACACGATTAAAAGCCATTATCTGCCTACCGTTTTAACGTCAATAGCTGCGCCTGATATAGCTAAAGGTACTGGGTCCGACAATGTAATTCTGAATACAAAGCTTTCTCCGCTTATAATTTGATATAGCTCGCACCTTAATGTGTGATCGCCTAATCTACCAAGCTCAACCCACGCAGAATGAGCGTATGACCTACCACCGTCTACGGATGTTTCAATCATAACCCTTGGGTTTTCCCCTTGGCCTGTTATTAATCCAACTCCAGCTTCCACGAAAAGCTCTAGGCGGGACATTTTTATTCTTTGCCCTTTAATGCCTAACGATTCACCAGTAATGGTTCCTGTTATTCTTTCCCTGATAATAACATCAGAGTCTTGTGTATATGAGTCTAAGTCTAAAACCAGCCATTTACCGCCGCTTGCAACATAGTTCTCGCCGTAAACGTTTATTGCGCTTGTTGCTGAATAAGCACTACTTAATGTTGTCGAGCTTAAATTAAACCAACCTTGAGTACCTAAAGCGCTGTTTATCACATAAGTCCTATTGGCTGTCGGGAATGTTATCGCGTAGAAGTCCTGCCCTTGTATTGTTAATGTAAAACCTATCGCATCGTCAATCTTGCCTGCTCGCTCCATAAAATTAGATAAAGAATCGTCGCTAACTTTTTCTTCTGAGTTTCCACGAATTCTATAGATTGATTTATCATCACCAAGCCAGTAAACATAATTATCTGTATTAGCTACTGAATGAATAGCAGCAAGACCTATATTCTTTTGTTGCCCATCAACTCTATCAATCGGCGGGCTACCTACTCCAGAGTTATACCACGGCTCTAATGTCTCAACTCCGAATCTATAAACAGTCTGGTTGAAAGGGTAATCTCTAACTAGTTTATCAGGATTAGATTCCGCGCCTATCCCATCTAGGCCAGACACATCAAACGGGTCTCCCGTCGCAGACATAAAGCTCAAATATGGCGTTGTGTATATAAACTGATTATTGATAATCCCGACAGATATAACACCAACTAAATTAATGTTAGTGTTTTCTTGAAAGTCATTGGTGCTAGCTGAATACACGTAAACTTTATCTGAGACTATAACTAAATTATCCCCATCGTTTGCGAATATGCATCTATCTCCACCAGTTACAAAGCCTTTTTGCGCGTGCGAACCGCTTGAGTCCACTCTGTATAATGAGTTACCTACAACTCTATAGGCTATACCATTCATAACACAAGCGCCGCGTTCATTATCGCCTTGAACTTCGCTCCTTAGTATTTGACCGGGGAATGATTGCAAGCTAGTTTGGTCTTTGCTGTATTCATTAATTTGCAAATACATATTAGTAGTGCGCTGCGTTGATACAGGTCTGGACCTGTTCTCATGAGTGCCGCCAACTACATTAAATGGTATTGTTTGGAATCTAGACATTAAGGTTTAGCTCCATTAATGCTCATTGACATCGACGGGCCGTATCTTGCTTTTTTATCTGACTTATTAGCGCCCTTTATAGCGTCTTGGAATTTGCCAGCATACTTAATCGCATCTTCTGTGTCTTCTGACCACAAGAATAATTGATGTAAAACCCCATAAAGGTAGATATTAGGATAACCGAGCATCAAAGAGTTAGTTTGATTTGCCTCTGTTAACGGGTCTGGCTTTTTATAGTATTGTATTTGAATCGTATAAGCAGAGTCTGGGACTCTATCGAATTCTAGCTCAGTACCTACAACAGTAAAAAATCTAGGCTGGCCATTTGTTATCTGCCTAATTAATTGCTCTGGAGCTTGAAATACCACGTCACAATAGCCGTTACCTGTTTCTAATTGAACGCTTCTAGCTTTTTCAAAATTAGGAGGTAGCGCTAAATATCTAGCGTCCGCTGATGCCGTAGAAACCGTTTCTGTCTCTCTTATGCGTAATTGCGTTTGAGCGTTGTTAAACATTTCGTATTCAGCAAGCGCAATAAAGTCGGGGATTAAGTCTAATATATCTTTTCTGTGGCTCCACTTAATAATAGAACCCACTAAATCATCATAACTTGCTAGTGCCATTAGATAACGCCTTGTTTAGTTCTTAATTTATTCCACTCTGGAGAATTTAACTTACTAAGTAAAAACTTTCTGTTTTGTACGTCTAAAGGGTTTGGGTTATCTGCCCCTTTAGCTTTTAGTTCTTCCGTCCACTGCACAATAACAATAGGCGGGATAGATGCCATGCGATGCCAATCACCCTTAAAGCCTTGACCGTTAGTGTCCTCAAACTTTTTATTATGCTCTAAGAAAGGCTTAACGTCTTGGGTTTGATAAACTTTAATCTTGCCGTTATCGTCTTTAGAGTATTTCTCTATAATTCCAGTTTGTGCATCTATATCGTACATTTAAACGGCCCTTGCTTTTTTGAAAATATCGTATTCTTTCTGTGAGCAAGTGAACTCTTCGCCTTTTTTAACCATGCCTTTATCGGTACAGAGGCTTTTAAGTGCTACTGCTTTTTTGCTGGTAGCTTTTTTTGGCTTTGCTTTTTCTTCTGTCATAAATCACCTGTAAAATTAATGGGGAATCCTTTCCCCTGTATTGTTTTATGCTGTGAGATCAGCCACGATGCCGCTTGATTTTTCATTTTTAGCGGTAAGCGTATATTCAGAAAGTAATTGAACGCGATCTGAATCGCCCGTTTTAGCTAATGGCGTTTCTTGGAAATCAGCCAAGGTTGATAAGCACCACATATCCATCTGAAGAACAAGCATTGAGTCTTGAACTTGA